GGCGTCCAGGGGAGGCCGTATGATCTGGATCTTTTGCCAAAGAGGGACGGATCTGCGGCCTCGTTTTTTTAGGCGATTCGTGAATCGCCCCTACAGAATCATATAATTTTTTTTTAGGCTTTTTCAAGAGCAAAAATTGAAAAAGAATTGCCATCCAAACCAACTCTCTTTCTTTGATCTTCTCAAAGACCTCCGGCCCAAAAACACCGAATTTTCATCATTTAATATAGATCTTCTCCTCCGAGAGACGATTGCCCTGGCCATTAAGGAATCGCCTCTTTCGCGCTTTCAAATTGCCGCCCGGATGAGCGAGTCCCTGGGCGTCGAGGTCTCAAAGACCATGATCGATTCCTGGACCGCCGAGAGTAGAGAGGGAATCAACCGATTCCCCGCCTGTTATCTGCCAGCGTTTTGTCACGTGGTCGAATCGATTGAACCTCTAAGGGTGCTGGCGGATCTGGTTGGATCGGTTGTGGTCCAGGGGGAGGACGCCTTGCACATGGAGCTTTCAAAAGTCGAGGCCGAGAAGCAAAGGCTTTCTGAAAAAGGGAAGGCAATTAAAACGATTCTTCAGGGGATGAGGAAATGAAAATTCAAATAATAGCCGATGGCGATCCTTTTCATACTCGAATCTTCGACGAACAGGGGAACGAGATAAACAATATCCAGCGTGTAAGATGGGAGCAGGATAATCACCATTCCCCCCTGCTGCATTTAACCCTCGCATTCGACTATACGTTGGATCTCAAGGGCCAACCGATATACGAGATGGACCAGCCGACAAAAACCTTGATCCATATCATAACGAAGAGAATCATCGCGAGAATTCTCAGGAGGTGGTGGAAATGAAAAAAGCAATTTTGATTGTGATGTTGTTTTTCTTTTTATCGATTTTGGGGATTCCCATCAATGCGGCATTCGGGACGGATCACTACGTCAGTGTAGGCGGGCAAAGTCGTATTGTCAAGGTCTGGTACGACAAAGAGGGTTATCAACATCTGGAATATTTCAAGGACGATTCGGCCCGCATCATCTTGCTGGGCGAGGAGATATTCGACCGGGACGACGTGAAGGTTTACGACAACTATATCGAGAACACCGGTGACTGGCCGAAGGGATACAACAGGAAGTGGAGATGAGGGATTAGATGAGACAACTTGTTGATACGGAAGAGGCGGCTGAATTTTATAAAGTTTCGCCAAGGACCATTGAGAGATGGTTTGAGGCCGGAAAACTCGAAGGCGAATTTAAAACCAACAATCGCGGCGGCAAATCCGGGATGAAGCTCTACGTATATATAAACGATAGACAGAGCGGGGACAGTCCCGATTCTACGATCCTCGCGGAAGCTCTGATCCGTAAATCTGGGACAGTCCCAAGGTCTCGCACGCGCGTGGGTAGGGGCGAGCCGGGGTGTCATGTGGTTACGCCGATCATTGATGGTGAACCCGCCTGGATTCCTGCTTCCGCAGGAATGACAGAACAAAACATTGAGACTCCGCCGTTTGATGCAAAGATCGAGACTTCATCCCCCTCGATGCCCTCCACTTCAGACGGCGGGGTTACATCCAATCTTCCGGCCATCGTGGATGCCGGCCTTCGCCGGAATGACAAGTGCAATCGCATCGCCAATCTCCGTTTCGCCTTGATCCAGGCATTTAATGAAGGGGCCGACGAAAATCACCCTCCTACACCCGAAGGGTTACGGCGGGCAAGCCGGCCCCGCAAAGAAATCATCAACAGTTTTCTGGTTCGCTACCACGCAGGGCTCCTACTTCCCGATATCCACGCAGAACTTAAAAAGATAAAACGCTCTACATTATATAACTGGCTTCAACTCTATGACCAGGGCGGGATCGACGCGCTCGTTCCTCAGTACCGGGGCCCGGAAAGCTCCACTATCGCACCGGCTGAAAAACAATTCCTTCTCGGAAAACTTTTAGACCAGAACAAACCTACTATCGGCGATTCCATCAATAAATGTAAATTCCTTCTTGGCGATGCTTCCCCTTCGAGTCCGGCAAAACTCCGCCGCTTCGTCAATGAATTCAGAAAAAATAATCACGACATCTGGACGCTCGAGCGCGAGGGCGAAAAAGCCCTTAACGATAAATGCGTCCCCTATGCCGAGCGCGAATGGCGAGATCTCGCTGTTGGCGAAGCGGTCGTGGCCGATGGACACAAATTAAATTTTCAGGTCGTTAATCCTTTTACGGGGAAGCCAACCCGAGCCATGATGGTTATGTTCTGGGATTGGAAATCATCTTATCCTCTCGGATGGGAGATCATGCTCACCGAGAGCATCCAGTGCGTGGTCGCCGCGCTTCGAAACTCCATCATCACGCTCGGCAAATTTCCAAAGCATGCGCTACTTGATAATGGCAAGGCATTTCGCGCCAACATTTTTCGCAAAGAATTCCGCTTTCAGGAGACCGAGATCCCCGGGATATTCGATAAACTCAACATAACGCCTCACTTTGCCATGCCTTACAATGCGCAGAGCAAGCCTATCGAGCGTTTCTTCCGGACCTTTAATGATTGGTTCGAACGCGAACTTCCCTCTTATACTGGCGCATCGATCCCGGACAAGCCAGCTCGCATGAACCGCAACGAAAAGCGGGCCAGGGATCTGCACGATGAGTGGGTCCCCACCATTCCGGAGGCGATGGAGCTGATCTTCCGATGGCGGGAGTATTACATCGATCAGGCACTTAGGGCTCGCGACGGCCAGCGGCCCCGGGACATCTTCGAGGCCGAAAAAGGCCCTGGCGTGGATCCCTTCGCCCTTCATTTCTTAATGATGACCTGCAAAGCCCGAATGGTCCACCGAAACGGCATAACCTTCAATGGCTGGCATTGGTATCATGAAAACCTCTATGGCCTCAAAGATTATGTCCTCATGTTTTATTCCTATTACGACCTTGGTCAGGTTTATATCTTTACAATGAAAAATGAATTTCTCTGCGTGGCCACACCTGTCGAAAAGGTGAAACCCTTCGCCGCCGACAGCGAATTTCCAGAAGATATGGCCAGCGTCCAGCAGATCAATGCCACCAAGCGAAAATGCGTCCACACAACCAAGAAGTTGGCTGATATGCTTCAATCACAGAAAAACCTCTATATCGATTGGAATAGGGAATTTCGCGATAGACCCGAGGTGGCCGAGGCAATCAAACAGATAGAGGACAAAAAGTCGAAGGTTGTCAATATCTCGCCGTTTGCGAATAGCCCGGAGCCTGAGATTCCTGTCGAAGAAGAAAATAAATGTCCATTTGACCCACCCGTAGCCTGGGCACGCTACGAGTTTCATCTTAAAGGAGGAAAATATCGGGGAACCGAGATGGACAAACAATTTATGGAAGATTTTCGATCCGGCAAAATTGCTCCGGGGTTATGGGAATCGCTCTACGCAGAAAAAGAACGTCTCGAATCTGAGGAGGTGAATGATGAAAGAAAAGTTTGTCATTACTAAGAACGTCAAAAAATTTCAGATGGCAATGCAGCACATCAATCACAAAACCATCGGCATTGAGAGAATTGCCCTCGTCGAGGGGTTGGTTGGCCTTGGCAAAACCGAGGCAGCGTTGCATTACGGCGCTCACAATGGGGCCATGATGCTCTCCATATGGCCCAGAATGACCCAGCACTGGCTTCTCAGTGACATCGTGCGGGAACTTGGATTTAAGCCGCCCTGGAGGACCGGAACGTTGATCGAAAAAATCCAGGAAGAGCTTATGCAGAGGCCGAGGACCCTTATCTTCGACGAAATCGATCACTTCTTCCGGGACCGAGATCCCAAGAGGATGGATGCCCTGGAAACCCTCAGAAAAATCCATGATCTCTGCCATTGTCCGATGATTTTCATCGGGGAGAATGGCATCGCTAACAAAGTGAAGGATCTCTCACGCATTAATGACCGCATCGTTGAAACCGTCTATTTCGAAAAACTTGAATTTGATGACGTGAAATCCTTTGTTGGTGAGATATCCGATTATAAATTCGAGGCCGATGTTATCGAGAAATTCGTCAAGGACGGCAACGGCCGAATCCGGCCAATCATGAATCTTATCAATGCGGCGGAGAATTACGCCCAGGCCCATCAGCTCAAAACCATCACGGCCAAGGAATTGAAATGACCCGAGGGTTTAAAAAGATCATCACAGAACTTTTGAAACAAGACCGGAAATTCTTCACGCTCAACCAGATCGTCAAGGACACCGGCCTGAAGAGAGAAGCCGTCCGCGATGTTCTCATTGAGCTCTGTATCGATGACTATCTGAAAAGAATTCGAAGGGTCATCGAACCTTACTCAAAACAGAAAGGGCCTGCGTTACAAAATGTTACGTATCGAATCCGTAGGCCCAGAGACCTTATTAAAAGAATAACGCCTAAATACAGGAGCGAAAACAATGCTGGCGACCGGATATGGTTTATCATTAGAGGATTAAGAAAATTTACGAGAAGGGATTTGAGGGTTTTGACATGCGATATGAAGGGCCAGCCGACCATGTCCAAGGAGACAGTTCGTTGGTACACGAAGATGCTTCACCGGGCGGGGATCATCCGTCAGGGCGCCCGGGGCGAGTGGGCGCTTATTAAGGATGTGGGGCCGAGAAGGCCGTATGTGGGGGACCAGGTGAACAAAATGCGGATTTCGGATTGCGGATTGCGGAATAAAAAATGAGGAGGTAATCATGAAGCGATACGGGATCATAGTTGAGGAGAAGGAGTGGAAAGAGTGGATTGATAAAAGACCAAGGAGTCCGGTCTATGAAGAGTGACGGCCAGTGGTGGCAAGGGCTTAAAGTGAATGAGGACTCTCGACCATTAGTCCAATGGCAATCAGGGACACCGATCTTTTCGATTCCTGCCCATTGGCCGTCAACTTAAAAATGGGGCCAGAGCTAACCACCCCTCATAAAGCCGTGTTACAGCAGGGATTTATCGGTGGCACATCCTGCGTGGCCCCAGAAGGAGGGGAAGATGACCATTAAAGAGAGAGACATACCCGGGTATGAGCCGGTATGGCCTTCGGACCCAACAGCCACACTTGTAGTTGGATGTTCCTACGGAAAACTGATGCTGTGACGGATGGCTGTAAGCCATCCGGTTGAGCGTCTTGTTAGGCGAAAGGAGATGGTATGAGAAACATGCTCCATGAACATCCAGATAAGAACATACGAAGGGCCTTGATCGAATTGATTGATGCTTTATGCTCGTGGGAAAGATCAACGGGGAATGAACATCTGATTATAGTAAAAGACACAGCCAGAGATGGATATGAATATAGAGTGTTCACAAGTTCACCCGTTAGAGATCATACAGGAGATCATGCACTCCTTGAGATATTTGATGGTATGATGATGAAGAAGAAATCCGCATAACGCAAAGATCAGCGGTTGCTGAAAGCAATCCGCTGTAGCGTTTTAACGAGGGTATGGCATAGGCCACGCGTGTGCAATGTTTATATGAGGGAGTGCTAACAGTACGATAGACGGAATTATTATATCAGGACAAAAAATGTTAAGCGAGTGACGGCCAGACTGGCTCATTAAGCGAGTAAAAGAGTTAGAGGGAGGTTAATCATGCAGGTCAGAAATACATCAAAATTGGTGTCAACTCCGGAATCCATTGTCAGGGAATTTCGGATTGCCGACCGGGGCGTAAAGATCGAGTTTGTCAAAGAGCCTGTGTCGAAGCTCGAACGGGCGATTCAAATTTTTCTAATCTTCACCTTTGGATGGGGGTTTGGGTATCTGCATCATTTTCTCGCTGCCGCGAGATGAAGGGAGCGCTCACGGTGAATCCAGAAGGCACAGGGATAATTGGTCAAAGTACACGGGTTGCATGCCATACCTGTGAAAGAAAATCTTACAAAGCCGGTGGCCTCCTGCGTTGCATGGATTGGAAGAGGTTCTCGACAATCGCGAGTTGTTCAAACTATATCGGGCCTCATGCCTCCTGCCATTTCAAAATTGAGGGCGGGCGGGAATACCACGATACGCTCGCCCATGCCCGCTTACGCTAAAGTTTCGGCGGGTAAACAGGAATAAAGAGATGAACGAGGCGACGACTCAATATTTTCAATGTCCCCTTCGGAAAAATCACGCGCGGATCCCCGTGACGGTCTGCCACAAACAGAAATGCCTCTGGCTGGTATCCGATGGCGGGAAGATGAGATGTGGTTATGGAGATCCGAATTTAACCCCAGGGAAACGGCCCAAGATCAAGAAAATCTCACGAGATGGAGTGATCTAAAAGTTGATGGGGAGATCGGGGGATAGGGAGATGGGGAGAAATAAGAGACCGAAAATAGTTTGTTTATGCGGCTCCTCGAGGTTCGTTGATGTGATGGCAGTCTGCGGTTGGCTTATCGAGCGTGAGGAAAAGGCCATCACAATGAATCTTCATCTGTTACCCTCCTGGTATGGGGACGTACCTGATCATCTCGCTGAATCTGAAGGCGTCGCACTTGCTATGGATGATCTTCATCTTCGGAAAATAGATATTTCCGATGAGGTTTTCATAGTTAATTTCGAAGATTATATTGGGAAGAGTACGGCGGGCGAAATTAAATATGCAAAAAAGAGCGGGAAGAAGATTCGCTGGTTCACCCATGATCGAATTGGAGACCTTACAAAAGACATTATTATCCGAGCAGAAAAGAGCGATGGAGTGTTTTGATGGAAGTCAAAACCGAAAATCATTTTAATGAACTCCGGGAGTCGAAGACATCGATTCGCGAGACCATCATCTGGATCCTCTTTTGTTTCATCCTGGCGGCCGGCGCCTTCGGCTGGGGTTACATCTACAAAGATCACCGGGTTGATGATCTCAGAGAGCAGGTCCACCGGCTCGATGAGAGGCAGAAGGACATGAATGGGCGGCTAATCGCGGTGGAGGGCCCTGCACCACGTAGGATGCAGGGCATAAGCCGTGCACCACGTGGGATGCACGGTTCTGGAGAAAGAAAATGAAATGCCAAACGTGCGGGGGGCCAAAATAATTAGGGACACTTCCCAATTTTTCTCATTGAGATGATTTCTTAATGTTAAAAATTGGGAGGTGTCCCCATTAAAAACTATGGAACTAAACAATCTCGAAGCTCAGATTCTGCGATTCCTTGAGGCCCACCAGGGCAGGGAATTTTCTATCTCCAGGGAAAGACTCATCGAAAAAATCAATGGAGAATACCTTTTCACGCCTCTTGGGGTCAGCGAGCGGAAAATCCGTGCAACGATCAAACACCTGGTCGAATCTCATGGCCAATGGATCGGCTCCTGTCCCAAAGGATACTTCATGATCCAGACGGATCAGGAGCTCCTGGCTGCCTGCAAATATTATCACGGGTACGCGCTGAGCTTATTGCACGTAGAGGCAAAGCTAAGAAAAACGAGTCTGCCCGCGCTATTGGGGCAATTGTCAATGGAATTCAATCAATTGTAGGGGTCCTGCCGCAGGTCATGGATTACCCCTACAGGGAGGTCATATGGCAACTTTATCTGAAATCGAAATACTGGCGAAGCAATTATCGGATGCGAGACAGAATCTCAAAGAAGGACTTGATGAACTGGAATCTGAGGTCGCGGCCATCAAAAAGAAGTTTATGCCTGCGATCCGGCGGGCCATAGAAAAAGCCGCCCAGAGACATGAATCTCTAAGGGGGGCCATCGAAGAGGCTCAGGAGCTATTCGTCAAGCCAAAGACGGTTATTTTCCACGGTATCCGACTGGGTTATCAAAAAGGCCGCGGCGAGATCGTCTGGGAAGATGAGGGTCAGGTTATAAAATTAATTAAAAAGCATTTCCCTGACGATTATGAGGCTTATATCAAAGTAACCGAAAAAGTTCTCAAAACATCCGTGGCGCTAATGTCGGTTTCAGATCTCAAAAAGATCGGAGTAACGGTTATCGAGACAGGGGATGAGGTCTTCATCAAACCGACCGACTCCGAAATTGACAAACTGATCAATGCCTTGCTCAAGGATGAAGAGCTGAATAAAGCGGCATAATCAGAAGGCAGAAGGCAGAAAGCAGAAGGCAGGCGAACCCATGCCAATACAAAAACTCTTAGCCAAAATTCACATCGCTAAAAAGGAGCTCGGGATCGAGGATTCCATCTATCGCGATATCCTCTACCGGAAATTCCGCGTGAGCAGCTCAAAGGCCCTCTCCGATTCCCAGGCCCTGGTCCTGATTCATCACTTCAAGGGGCTCGGCTGGATCCCGAAGACCAAACTCAAAAAATATGATGGTGATAGAGGCGACGCCTATTCTGCATCGCCCGGCCAGAAGCGAAAGATCGAAGTCATGTGGCACGACATCTATCGCGGCAACTCCGAGACCAAACATCTGAGGCAATTTCTTTTCAATCATTTCAAGGTGAGCGATATCAGGTTTTTGGAGCGAAAGACGGCGCATGATGTGATCGAGGCGCTGAAAAGTATAGTAAGCAGAAGGCAGAAAGCAGAGGGCAGAAAGCAGGGGGCAGCCGCCGGCCCATGAGGGCCTCTGGCCCGGAGGGAGGGAGGCATCATGAGTCGAACATTTGGAACCGGACGATGTAGGACCTGTAAAAAGCCTTTTGAGAAGAAGGCAGCCAATCAGATCTATTGCAATGAACACAGTTTCTGGAGGAGGTATCAGGGTGGTAGGGTTTTAATGAAACTTTATGCGGTTGAAGGAACCTTGAAGCAGGCCGCCGATGAAAGCGGCAACCCGAAGGTCTGGAGGGCAGGTGAGTACAGTCAAGAAGAATTGAGGGAATTGATTCCTCGGTAGTAGTCCAGGGACACTTCCCTATTTTAGGGACACCTCCCAGTTTTTGACATTAGAGAATTCTTCTATGCTAAAAACTGGGAAGTGTCCCCCTGTTAAAAATAGGGAGGTGTCCCCAGGAGGCACGGTGACCAACCAGCTTTCTCTTTTTAACGGAGCGACCATCGATCCGAGGACTAACCCTTCGGAGCGAGACATTGAGATCGCGAGCAACCGCGAATCGCTGGTTAAAATCTTTTTGGCGGCCACGGAGAACATTCCAGGCAAAATCTCCACCGTTGAGAACTTCATCGCGGCCTACAATAACGAGGCCTTCCCGCATATCTTCTCGATCCTGGGGAAGGTTTCGAGATCGACTCTCTATGGCTGGGTTCGAGATTATCGAGAGGGCGGGTTTGATGCTCTTGTTCCGCTTTACAAAGTCCGCAGGCCAAAGGTTTCCAGAGCCGAGGATCGCTGCCTGCGTGAGCTGCTTCTCGATCATATCAGCATCGGCCAGGCCATCTTTATTACAAAATATTTTCTAAAGCGGAAGGGCAGGGAATCCCCATCCAGTCCGGCCACGTTGAGAAGATGGGCGAAGAGATTGATGGAGAAAAAATGACGGCTATTCGGTGTCCCAGATGTAGAAGGTTGCTGTATAAAGGGAAGGTTATCAAGATCGAAATCAAATGCCCAAAATGCGGATATGTGCATACGGTGGCGGACGATAAAAAAATAACTTGACATTGTCAGGGTAATTTAATAAGATAGCAGGAAATGGTAAAAAAAAAGAAATTAAGTTTGAATTTCGCCTTACCGCAGAGGAGATGGAGATGTTTAGAACCCAGGCCAAAACCCTGGGATTAAGTCTTTCAGCATATCTAAGAATGCTGATTTATAGAAATAAGGGATAGAGCGCTTCGAGCGCCGGCCGCCAGGCCGTCCTGACCTGCCTGTGCCAGCACGGCAGACAGGTAAATTAGAGGGCTACGAGCCCCTGGCCCCGTGGAGTAGATTTTAAATTACTCCACAGGGTTCAGGGGCTTTTTTTATAAGGAAGCCCCTCCTACGCCAAGGCTACGGCAGGCAGGCAGGAAGGCAGGAATTGGTAAAGATCAACATCAAACAAGGAGTTGTTTTTAATGTCATCGGCTACGAATTCTGCGCCCTGTCCAGGATCGTTTTTCGGGTCTTTGAAAAATACAATGTCATCCCCACGCTTACCAGCGCCTACGATGGGGAGCATGATCCTGACTCCTGGCACTACAAAGACCTTGGGTGGGACTGGCGGACATGGGGGCTTGCGGACCCCAAAGCCGCTGCCGATGCAATTCGGCGACAGGCCCAGGCGCTTGACTATCGCTATGATGTGATCTTTGGCGATAAGAAACATCTGGATCATATTCATACGGAGTACGATTTGGACAAAAAGCAGACATGAGTGAGCCCTGTCTCGGAGAAAAATTGATTTTTATTTTTGAAAAGGCATCCGAAGAGACGCTTGGCGATCTTGGGTTTGATGACCCGATCCCTCGTGAAAAATTTACTATTTTTCTTCAAAAACTTTTCAGTCTGCTGTCGCAGGCATTTAAGGAGGCATGACAATGGATATTCTTCAGCTGATCGGTTTGCTGGCTCCGGTATTTTTGACCTTGATCGTTCAGGGGCTTAAGAAATTGATGGCCCTTAACGGCTATGTCGCCATCGCCGTGGTTTTTATCATTGGCGGCACAACTGCGATCCTTGGCGTTGGCCCTTCTCCGAGTGCGGACTGGGTCGGCACCGTCGTTAATGCCGGCTGGATCACCGGAGTAGCGACGTTTATTTACAGCCTTTTTAAGACCAGGGCGCAATGACAGAAGAAACCACTCTGGGAAAGATAGCAGCCGATGCCGCAGGCGCCGCCCTATCGGGCCTAACCGGAGGCGGTATTGTGACGATACTTGGCGAGGGGTTCAAGCTTGCCAATAAGATCATCGGCTATATCGACGATCCGGCCAAGAGGGCGAAAGCCCGGAGGGAATATCTTGATAGCCTTGAGGCGATCCGGTCCCAGATTCAGAAAGAGCAGGATTATGAAAAAATTGATTCTCTGCTTCTTGATCTTATCGCTGCTGTGCACAATAAATAGCTGCGCCCCGACGGGGACGATCATCTATAAGGATGTTCCCGCGGATTGCGTGATTATTAAAAGAGATACGCTCTCCAAAATCATCGGAGAGTTTATCCTGACCAAGAGCGAGCTCATGGAATGTCTGGAGCGGGAGAAATGATCGAAGAGCTTCGCTACATGTGGGAGGCATTAAGGGATTGGGGGCCAGGAATCCTAATCGCCCTGATCATGCTTTATGGGCTTTACAAGTTCCTCTATAAAATCGCTACGAATATTGGCCTCAAAATCGTGGGCGCCCTTGAGAAGCCGGCCGAGGCGCTCAGCTCGCAGGCCCATTCGATGGACCGACTCACCGATTCGATCCAACAATATGTCAATCGTGATCAATTGGAGCATAAAGAAATAATCATCCTCCAGAAAGTGATCCTCGAAGAGATCAAAAAAGTGAGGGAGGGGCAGATATGACCGAAATTCAAAAAGAACGATATCGCAAAACCAGAGGGAACACTCTTCGGATCCTTGTCAAGTGGCATCCAGCGCCCCTCAGTTGCAATGAGATACATGTTTTCCTTGACGCGTTAGGGTATTCCATCACACGGGAAGAACTGGAAAGCCACCTCGCTTACCTTGAGGAGGCTGGATATATTCGGATGGAAAAAAGAAAAGCAGAAGGAGTCGAGGCCCAGAGGGTTTGGATCACAAAGAAGGGGATTGATATTATCGATAAATTTGCAAACGATGTCGGCGTAGACGTGAGGTTTTAGGGTTTAAGGATGGCTCATGGGGCAAAAGCGGGAGAAAAAAGAATATTCATTCGAGGTGATCGAGACAGCCGAAAATCTCTATATTTACAAACAGAAGACCTATGAGGAGATTTCTAAAATTACCGAAGTGCCGGTGGTTACAATCCAGCGATGGTCGGCTCAATACGAATGGCGAAAAAAGAAGCTCGATCAGGTCAAATGCCGGGTCGATTATAGAAAGACCCTCTATGAAATTCGAACTGTGCTGCTTGAGAACGCTCGTACGGATACAAATCCTCAGTCTATTTATGCGCTGGCAGGTCTTCAAAAGATTATTGAAAGCGAAGAGAAGATGAAGCCCATTGAAGAGCTCCCCGCAGATCCCGAAAAGGGTCTGGGGCTTTCACCCGAGACGTTAGCGAAGATCAAAGAAGAGATCTATGGAATCAATCCAGAAGGCAGAAAGTCCCGCGAAGCGCGGGATTAAATCCCCGGCGGTGCCTTTGACGGCTTATCAGAAGCGATGGGTCGAAGACCCTGCCCGCTTCAAAATTGGTCGGATCTGCCGGCAGGGAGGGAAGACGTTTGAAGCGACTCTTGAAGCCGTTCTCGATTGCCATGAGCGAAAAACGCTCTGGGTCTGCCTCTCTCGAGGCGAGCGGCAATCGAAAGAACTGATCTCCCAGGCCAAGACCCATGCCAAGGCCATAGGCGTGGCGGTCAAAGAATTGGAATCGACTTTCCGGGGCGATGAGGCTGAATATAAGATGCTTGAGATCCGCTTCCCAAACGGATCGCGCATGATCGGCCTTCCGGCAAACCCCGATACCGCCCGAGGCTGGAGCGGGAACATTCTTCTCGATGAGTTCGCCCTCCATAAAGATAGCCGTGCTATCTGGAGAGCGCTCTTTCCAACCATCACCCGGGGCTACAAAATCCGCATCGTCTCGACGCCCTTCGGAAAGAAAAACAAATTCTATGAACTCTGCACTGAAGATAACGCCTATTCCAAACACATTGTCCCTATTGCCAAAGCGATCAAGGAGGGCCTGGTTCTCAAAGACGAAAACGGCCATCCGACAACGGTCGAAGCTCTCAAAAAGGCTTTTGGCGACGACGAAGGCTGGGCTCAGGAATACGATATAGAATTCATAGATGAGGCCACTGCATTCTTAACCTACGAGCTGATCGCCACGGTCGAAAGCGACGAAGCCGATCTCTCACCGCCCTGGGTCAGCGACCTCGTCAGGGAGGCGACCGACGCCCATAAACACTATCTCCGCACGAAGGAAGACAGGGACACTTCCCTATTTTTAACATTTGAAAAATCCCATGAGAAAAATAGGGAGGTGTCCCAAATTGACGGCGATCTCTACCTTGGCCTTGATATTGGCCGAAAGCGCGACCTCTCGGTCATCTGGCTCGATGAATTCAAAAACAACATCGCCTGGACGAGGGCCGTGATCTCTCTGGCCAAAACGCCCTTTTTTATTCAGAAGCGAATTCTATTTGCCCTTTTAAAACATCCAAAAATGCGCCGCGCCTGCATCGATCAATCGGGTCTTGGGATGCAACTCGCCGAGCAGGCCATCGAACATTTCGGAGAGCATAAGGTCGAGGGGATTGATTTTACTTCGGCCAACAAAGAGAGCCTGGCTACGGGATTAAAAAAGAACTTCGAGGATCTTCAATCGCGGATCCCGATGAGCCAGGCGATCCGAAATTCTTTGCACAGCGTGAAAAAATACGAAACCTCGACCGGTCACTTTAGATTTGATGCGGACCGCACCGAAGAGACAGGCCACGCCGACCACTTCTGGGCCAAGGCATTGGCGACGCAAGCGCAAGGCAAGCCGGCAGGGGTCATCGAATATCGGACGACCGGAGTGAAGAGAGCGTTTACGCAAATGGAGAATTACTTCTAAAGGAATAATGGAATGATGGAATATCCTGCGGCAGGTAATGGGTCCTACAACAGGCGCCATGCGCTATGCGCTATGCGCTATGCGAGCTGAGGCACGGATGCCCAAAACAACACGAAAGATTCCGATAATCACCGACGAGATCGCAACCGTTGAGAAGGACATAACCCAATATTATTTGGGCAAAGTCCTGATCAATCCCGACACGGTGCTCTCCTCCGAGGCCAAGGGCCAGGGCCTCAAACTCTATGAGGATCTGGAGCGTGACGACCGGGTCTTCTCCGAGATGCAGAAACGAAAGCTGGCGGTCATCGGAAAAGAATGGTCCATCGAGCCTGCAAGCGATGACGCGCAGGATGTAAAAATAGCGGAGTTCGTCGAGCAGAATTTCAAAGAGATCAAATTCGACCGCGCCTGCGAGGAACTTCTGGACGGCATTCTCAAAGGATTCAAGCCGGCAGAGATTATGTGGGATTACTCCGAGGGAGACATCTGGATCAAAGAATATCGTGGAAGAGATCCCCGCCGTTTCACGTTCGACAAACAGAATCAACTCCGCCTTCTCACCTGGGCGAACATGATTGAAGGCGAAGAGATCCCCGATCGCAAATTTCAGCTCTTCCGGTTCGGAGAAAAAAATAACAATCCATTTGGCACGGGCCTGGGGAACAAACTCTATTGGCCGGTCTGGTTCAAAAAGAACGGTGTCAAATTCTGGGCGATCTTTTTGGAAAAATTCGGTCAGCCCACGCCCTGGGGAAAATATCCATCCGGCACAGATAAACCGATGCAGGATAAACTTCTCGAAGCGATCAAATCCATGCAGACCGACGTCGGGATCATCACTCCGGAAAATATGAGCATTGAACTCCTTGAAGCCGCCCGCGCAAGCTCTGTTGACAGTTATGGAAAATGGGGCGATTTCTGGAACACTGCCATCACGCTGGTTATCCTCGGCCAGACGGCCACCACCGTCGGCACTCCCGGAAAGCTCGGAAGCGAAGAGGCCAGATCCGATATCCGCCAGGACTATCTCAAGGCCGACGCCGACCGCCTCTCTGAATGGCTCAACGAACAGTCGATCAAATGGCTGGTCGATTACAATTTCCCGGATGTAAAAAAATATCCCAAGTTCTGGAAACGCACCGAGCCCGAGGCAGACCTCAAACCTCTTGCCGAACGCGATCGGATTTTGATCAAAGAAATCGGAGTGCCAACTCCGGTCAGTTACATCCGCGACACCTACGGGATCCCCGAGCCGCAACCCGATGAGGAGTTGATCAACGTGCCACAGAATGCCCCGACGCCTTTCGGGTTCGCCGAAACCAGAAAGCAGAAAGCAGTAAGCAGCAAGAAGTTACTGCCTTCTGCCCCTGCTCGCAGGTGCCACCTGCCTTCTTCTTTTGCAGAGCAGGACTGGGTCTCCTGGTATATCAATCAGCTCGGCCCTTCCCTTAAAAACATCAAGGCCGATGCCCTGGCAAAGATTGAGACCTATTTAAGATCTCAATCTTCTCCGCCTTCGGAGGAACAGTTCACCTCCGCCGCGAAGGGCATTCTCGGCGACGCCTATAAAAATATCGATAAAGTTACCGTGGCCGACGCAGTGATGGGGATCTACCAGACATTTAAAGGCATCGAGGCCGCGGTGGGGTTCGGCGGCGCAGACATTCGGGCCATTAATTTTCTTTCGAATCTCGATCATCTCTATCTTTCAAAATTCATCGAGAACCCCGACGCCCAGGCCGCGCTCACAGACTTCCTCAAGACGAGATATCTCGAGGGCGGCGAGGGACTATTTGGCGCCGGCGATCCGAAGACGATTATGGAGATGAAGAATCTCCTTTCTCAGCATCTCACGGATCTCGAAGGCTACCAGGTCAACCGGATCGTGGATACGGGCGTGGTCAAGATCAAGAACTGGGCGCATGTGTCTCAGTTGCATGACGCTGCCATTGCAGAGATCAGGGTGGTCGAGGCGCCGGGCTGTTGCCCGTTCTGTGAGGCGATGGATGGGAAAGTCATTCAGGTAGATGTGGCCTATAAGATGATGATGGATCAGGCGGGCATGACAGATGAGGAGTATCAAAATTTTTTAAGGGATAACCCTCCGAGTCTCGATGGCATCGAGGACTTTGTGAATCGGGGGATGTTACCGCCTTATCATCCGCATTGCCGGGGAGACATTGTTAAAGAGATCGTCGGATTATGGAAATAAAGGTCAACGTCAAAATCGAGGGCAAACTCCTCAAAGCACTCATCGAGAATCCGGGCGAGGTGAGCCGGAAAATGCTCTGGTCGGGCATGGTCAATCTGGTTGAGGAGATCGAGGCCCGCGCGGTGAAAGAAGTCCCGGTCAAGACCTCAAACCTGATGCATTCCATTACGAGCAACGTCCGTGCCGATGGTACGCGGGGTGAGGTCAGGGCAACGGCCCCTTACGCCGAATTCGTTCACCGCGGCACCGGCCTCTTTGGGCCATTCAAACAGAGGATCTTCCCGACCACTAAAAAAGCCCTCTTCTGGCTGGGCGCATCCCATCCGGTCAAATCGATCAAGGGCATGAAGCCGAACCCATTTTTCACCAGGGCGCTCCAAAAAACCAAGCCCCAGCAGATTTTCGAAGCCGGTGTCTGGGGATATCTGAGGCAGATGGGAGCATGAAATGAAACTCAAGGACGCAATCAAGGCCGGGGATCTGGCGGAGCAACTCGGGGTGACCAAGGAAACCGTTCTCGGATGGAGAGAATTGGGTATGCCCTGGGTTCAGATAGGGAAGGAAATCTATGTCATTGAGGCTTCTTTTATGAAATGGATTAAGAGTCGCGAAACTACCTCGAACGCCCAGGATGCGCCAGAACAAGACTTTTTCGGTCGGCCTATATCAGAGCATAAGACCTGTGAGAATTGACCTTTTTACATAGGGTTTAGGGGGGGGATATAGGGTGTTTAGAGGGTGCTTATATGGGGTTTGGTTGTCAGATTCTCAAGGTCACTGACCCAAAAAGAGGTAAAAAATGCCATACCAGGAAATAGATGAGCTGCCCGATGCGGTAAAGGCCCTTCCGGCTCACGGCCAGGAGATCTGGATGGCCGCCTTCAACTCGGCTTTTGAGGAATATAAGGATGAAGGAAAGGCGGCAGCCACGGCCTGGGCCGCCGCGGAAAAGAAATATAAAAAGGAAGGAGATAAGTGGATGCCACTGGAACAATCCGACGATGGAGTATGGATCGAGGCATGGGCAAGCGGCAACCATCCGAGTTGCCAAGGATCTAAGAAAGAGTGGACCGATTCTGATCTCGAATATATCGCTTCATCTTATGATCCCAAAAAACACGAGGCCCCTATCGTCATCGGTCACCCCGATCATGATTCCCCGGCTTATGGCTGGGTCAGTGCTGCGAAGAAACAAGGCAATAAATTATTGTTGAAACTAAACCAGGTTGCCGATCAACTTAGAGAGAAAGTGAGAAAAGGAGAATATAAAAAAGTAAGCATCGCTCTTTTTCCCGATATGACATTGCGGCATCTCGGATTTCTCGGAGCCGCGATTCCGGCAGTAAAAGGTCTTAAGCAGGTCGCTTTCTTGGAAAAAGCGGAATGGACGATTGAATCAGAATTCTTTTGCGAAGCCTGGCAGCAAGAGACAGTGAAATCAATATTTCAGAGGATGCGCGACTGGATGATTGACAAATTCGGTCTCGAAGAAGCGGATAAGGTCATCGGATCATACGATCTCGATGCATTAAAACCGGAGCCCGCTGCGGTTCCGAATACAACTATAGCGCCCTCATTCACTGAGGGCGGAAAAGGAGGCAAGAAGATGGATCTGAAAAAATTCTTTTCTGATTTGAGCGCGCTGGTTACGGGCGCGCAAAGGGAACTCATTCCGGATTCCGCCGGCAGCCGCTTCACCGAGGAAGATGTTGCAGCTGCAGAAAAGCGCGGCAGAGATGTAATGTTTGCCGAGAATGAGAAACTCAAGAAAGAGAAAGCCGATCTTGAAAAAGAGAAGACCGATGCCGCGGCAAAAGTAAAAGCCATCGAAGATAAGGCGCGCAAAGACGGTATCGCCGCCTTCTGTGAAACCCTCTGCAAAGAAGGCAAGCTCACGCCGGCTCTTCGGAAGATCATCGAGCCGGTCATGAATTTTGTTTCTGACCCCACTTTGGCAAAGGGGGGCGAGGGGGGATTTGTGATCGAATTCGCGGAAGGCGTCAAAAAGCCCGCTCTCGACGGCATCAAAGATTTCCTCACCGAGTTACCCAAGGTCGTCACCTTCAAAGAAGTGATGCCTGCAGAGGGTCCAGGAAGCGGCGGATCAGCGGCCGAGAAGCTATCGGCCCTGACCAAGAAGAAGATGGACGAGAAGAAAGATCTCTCTTACGGCGCGGCATTTTCGGAAGTCCAGAAAGAGAATCCCGAACTGGCAAAGGAGTTATTGGAAGAAATCAGACCACAAAAAAATCAGTAAGCACCTGCGACAGGAGCAGTAAGCAGTAAGCAGTCACTGCTTTCTGCATTCTGCCTTCTGCCGACTGGAACTTCGAAAGGAGAAAAAATCATGGCTATAGAAAAACTTGGGCTTTTGTTTTCTCATCCGGCCTTTGCGGATCTGAGAACTCACCAGTATAAGGTCGTGGTTATGAAGAACGATGGAACGGTCGGACTTCCTTTAACCGCGATCACGGCGATCCCTTATGGGATCCTTCAGAACGCTCCAAATATCGGAGAGGAGGCTGTTGTCGCCCCCATCGGATGCGGTGGCATCTCGAAGGTCATTGCGAATGCGGCTCTGGCCACTGGAGTGATCGTAGGCCTGGAATGGGTTGACGATGTCGGAGATTCCGGGAAAGTGCAGGCGGTCGCAGCAACGCAATATCCGGTGGGACTTGTAGTTTTTCCATCGGACGCACAAGACGATCTTTGCTCGGTGCTTCTCCAGTCGATGAGTGTGGTGTAAGAACCGATCAACAAACTTTAAGAAAAGGAGGAAAAGAAAATGCCCCAACCTTTAGCGAAAGCTGGAGTGCCAGTGGTACTCCAGAATGTCAGTGTGCAGTACCGCAACCCGGACTTTGTTGCGGATAGGGTTTTTCCCATAATCCAAAATTGCCCTCCGGAAGCCAAGATACTGCGATATCTCAAGGGCGCTTGGTTTCGTGATGAGGCACAGATGATGGGGGATGGATCTGAAGCCGGAAGAGGAGGCTATCCGATCGACTTCATCGACGTGATTCCCAAAAAATACGGTTTTGCGAAAGAGGTCACTGAAGGTGATCGCGAGGCTACTGCGGCCCAGGGTGGTCCTCCGCTGCAACCGGATCAAGATGCAATCGAATTTGCAACGGATAAACTCTTGATGAAAAGAGAGGTCCGTGTCCAGGCTAAAATCAACGCGTCGGTCTGGAGTGGCGTTGCAGCAACCGGCGAAGATGCACAAGGCCTCTGGGCGCCAGCGGGAGCTACAAACACATTCATCGTGGATGTGGAGACGCGCATCGAGACGATCAGATCCGCTACTGGCTTTAGGCCGAATGTCCTCCTCATGGATGCCATAACCTGGAGCAAGGTTAAGCAGGTCGATGCGATCCTTGATCGGATCAAGTACACCGGAGCCGAAGCAGATCCTGCCAGAGTAACGATGAGAATGATTGCTGCCCTTTTCGACTTGGAAGAGGTCCTTGTGGCAGGCGCAATTAAAAGCACAGCAAAAGAGACGAAGGCGGGGACGGATTTTACCTCTGCTCCGATCTGGACTGTGAACACGACCAAGGGGATGGGATTTCTATTTTACAGGGCGCGGGCCCCTGGATTGAAAGTCCCCTCGGCTGGATACGTTGCCCGATCCGGTCTTTATCCGGAAGGAATCCGCGTTAGAACCTGGTTTGAGGAAAGCAAAAATCAGGATGTGTATGAGGCCGCCGAAAAGATAGACGTGGTGGCATCGGGCCTCGATCTCGGCTTCCAATGGTCGGATACGAACGCAGACTAATTAAAGATCAATAGGGAGATAGGGAATTAGGGGTTTGGGGAGAGAAAATCTTTTTCTCCCCATCTCCCAATCCCCCCAACTCCCCATCTGATTTAAAAAAGGAGGTAACATCCATGAAAAAAATCATGTCGTTTCTGAGTATTTTGCTCGTTTGGTTTCTGGTGAGTAGCGCCTTCGGAGCTTCGATCACCGGCCGGGCAAGCCGGGCAATTCCCCAGGCAGCC